AATAATGGTAAGACGTGGTATCTTCCTCGTGAATACTATATGTGGATTAACTTCCTTCCTATTAACGATAAACTTAAGAAGAAACTCGCATTCCCACAAGTTTGGGATACTCAGTATTACATGGCTCTATATGAATTATTAGCAGAGCTTCATTATAAACATTGTGCTATTCTTAAGAAACGTCAGATTGCATCATCCTATTATCATTGTGCAAAGATGATTAATCTCATATGGTTTGAAGAGACTCCTATTATCAAGATGGGAGCATCACTTAAAGATAAAATTAATGAGAAGGGTTCATGGAAGTTCTTAGATGAATATAAATCATTCCTTGATAGCAAAACTGCTTGGTACCGTCATATGCAACCAGGTAAGGTTATGATGTGGCAACAACAAATCGAAGAGACTATTAACGGTCGTCCTGAGATGGTAGGTGGTAAAGGTGTTATTCAAGGTTGTACTTTAGAACAAGACCCCACTAATGGTGTCGGTGGTGACTGTAGATTCTTCTTTTATGAAGAGGGTGGTATCGCGCCTGAAGCAGATCAAACCAAAGAGTATATGCTTTCAGCATTATCAATGGGGGAGATTGTAACTGGACAGTTCTGTATTGCAGGGTCTGTAGGTGCTCTCGACCAATGTAAGCCTTTAGAGCATATGGTAAAGTATCCTGATATTAATGACATCTATGCTGTAGAAAGTAATATGCTTGATGATAAGGGTACTGTAGGACGAACTGGTTTATTTATTCCTGAACAATGGTCCATGCCACCATATATTGATGAGTATGGTAATTCTCTTGTTGAGGAAGCATTACAAGCGTTAAATGTTAGTAGGGAAAAGATGAAGAAAGATCTTGAACCGTCTCTTTATCAACTAAGGATTTCTCAGCGCCCGCGTAACATTGCGGAAGCATTTGCTCACCGTGAAGTATCATTATTTCCACAACACTTAATCGCAGCCCAGAAGAGACGTATAGAAGAAAAAGAATACTCGTGTGAACTTCTTGATATCTCTCGTAATGCCGAAGGTAAGATTGAGGTTAAGAAAAGTAACCGTCAACCTATTCGTGAATTCCCTATTAGCAAGAAGACTGAGGATAAAACCGGAGTACTTGAAGTATGGGAAAGATCCGATCCTAATGCTGAATGGGGAACTTATTACGGATCAGTCGATCCAGTATCTGAAGGAAAAACTACCACCTCGGAATCCTTATGCTCAATATACATTTACAAAAGAACTACTCAAGTAACGCGAGTAGATGCCGATAAGACAGAGACCTTTATTGAACAAGATAAAATAGTGGCAGCATGGACCGGTCGTTTTGATGATCTTGATAAAACCCATGAGCGTCTAGAGTTAATAATCGAATACTATAATGCCTGGACAATTGTAGAGAATAACATCTCACTCTTTATCCAGTATATGATAGCTAAACATAAGCAAAAATATTTGGTACCAAAAGATCAGATTATGTTTTTGAAGGATCTTGGGTCTAATCGAAATGTATATCAGGATTATGGATGGAAGAATACCGGGACTTTATTTAAGGCCCATCTCTTAAGTTATCTTATTCAGTTCTTAATGGAAGAACTAGATCGTGAGACTAAGCCAGACGGTACTGTAGTTAAGGTGACTTATGGTATTGAGAGGATTCCTTGTATTATGGCCATGACTGAAATGACAGCATATACAGATGGTCTCAACGTCGATAGACTTGTGGCTTTAGCAGCTCTAGTAGCCTTTGCTAAAGTTCAGGAATCTAATCGAGGTTATAAGAATAAAGTTGAACATTTGGATAAGAAAAACTTGCAAAAGTCAGCAAATTTGTATAAATTACCATATATGCCTTTCTCTAATGTTGGTAAAAGAACAGGGAGAAGTGGGCGGAGTGGTTTTAAAAATCTAAGATAGCATGAATGTATTAAATGCGATGGACCTAAAGTCCGGCAAAAAAGCAGAACAAACACGTATAGGGACAATTACTCAACCTATACAATTCTTACCTACTAAAGAAAAAGATGACGAATGGACTGCTTGGAATATGGATTGGCTCGAATGGAATGGATTGAAACAGATCCGTCGTAGCGCCAAGCGATTAATGAAGAATTATAAATTGGCCAAAGGTCAGATTGATAAAACCGATTACATTGTTGAACAAGATAACGAAATGAGGGATCTCGTTGAGACGCTTGTTCAGGAAGATATGACGGCATTAGAGCTTAAGTTCTATCCTATTGTGCCAAATATGATTAATGTCCTTGTATCTGAATTTGCTAAACGTAACTCAAAAGTTACCTTCCGGGGAGTAGATGAATATTCCTATAACGAACAACTTGAGCAAAAGAGAATGCAAATAGAGCAAACTCTTCTAAGCCAGGCGGAACAGAAGCTTGTTGAAAAAATGATTGAGGCGGGTGCAGATATGAATGACCCAGCTATACAGGAACAGATGCAACAACAAATGAATCCTGAAAACCTTAAGACCCTTCCTGAGATTCAATCCTTCTTTGATAAAGATTATCGTAGTATGTGCGAGCAGTGGGCATCCCATCAATACAAAGTAGATGTTGAGCGTTTCAAAATGGACGAACTTGAAGAACGTGCTTTCCGTGATATGCTTATTACAGATCGTGAGTTCTGGCATTTCCGTATGAGCGAAGATGATTATGATGTTGAGCTTTGGAATCCGGTACTTACTTTCTATCATAAATCTCCAGAGGCTCGTTATATTTCACAAGGAAATTACGTAGGTCGTACGGATATGATGACAGTATCTGATGTGATCGATAAGTTTGGTTATATCATGACTGAAGAACAACTTAAATCTCTCGAAGCTATTTATCCTATTCGTGCTGCTGGATATCCATTACAAGGATATCAAAATGACGGATCTTACTATGACGCAACCAAGTCTCATGACTGGAATACTAATATGCCAGGACTTGCTTATCGTCAATTAACTTCAATGATGCAAAACGCTCCATTTGGAGATTATGGTAGTATAACAGGTGGAGGAGATGTTATCAATTGGATTATGTCTGAAGGTGAAGACTATGCTCCATTAGGTACTGCGTTCTTACTTCGTGTGACTACTGCATATTGGAAGTCTCAAATCCGTGTAGGACATCTTACAAAGATTACTGAAGACGGACAAACATTAGTTGATATTGTTGGTGAAGATTATAAGATCACTGATAAACCAGTTTACAACAATCTATTGATCAAAAATAAGACTAAAGACACTCTTGTTTTTGGTGAACATATTGACTGGATCTGGATTAACCAGGTTTATGGTGGAGTAAAGATTGGGCCAAATTTACCAAGTTACTATGGTATGAATAATGCTAACGGTATTAGTCCAATGTATATTGGGATTAATCGTAACAAAATAGGTCCTCTAAAGTATCAATTCAAAGGAGACAACACTTTGTATGGTTGCAAGCTTCCGGTTGAAGGAGCGGTCTTTAATGACCGTAATACAAGATCTACATCTTTTGTAGATTTGACTAAGCCTTTTCAGATCGGTTATAACATTGTTAACAATCAAATTGCAGATATCTTGGTTGATGAACTAGGTACTGTAATCATGCTTGATCAGAATGCTCTTCCTCGCCATTCAATGAATGAAGATTGGGGTAAGAACAATTTGGCCAAGGCATATGTTGCAATGAAGAACTTCCAGATATTACCTTTAGACACTACTATTACAAATACTGAAAATGCTATAGGAAACACTCATTTTCAACAGTTAAATCTAGAGCAAACTAATCGTATGATGTCTAGAGTTCAATTAGCTAATTACTTTAAGCAACAATGTTTTGAAGTAGTAGGGATTAGTCCTCAGCGTTTGGGTCAACAAATTGGTCAAACGGATACTGCTACTGGAGTAGAACAAGCAGTAGCAGGATCTTATGCCCAAACTGAAATGTACTTTATTCAACACTCAGATTACTTGATGCCTCGCGTACATCAGATGCGTACTGACTTAGCCCAGTATTATAACTCAACAAAACCTTCGTTACGTTTGCAGTATATTACTACAAATGATGAGAAGGTTAATTTTGAGATCAACGGTACGGATTTGCTACTTCGAGACTTAAATATCTTCTGTACAACTAAGGCCAACCATAGAGCTGTAGTAGAGCAGATGAAACAACTTGTAATCAACAATAACACTACAGGCGCTAGTATCTATGACTTAGGTAACATTATGCAGTCTGATTCGCTTGCTGAGCTTAATCACGTACTTAAAGCTTCTGAGAAGAAGCAGATTCAAGCCCGTCAAGAAGAAGGTCAGAATGCAGAAAAGATGAAGCAAATGGAGATTGAAGCTCGTATCAAAGAAAAACAAATGCAGCTTGATCATGAGGACACTAAGGATGAATTAAATCGCCGTAGAGATATTCTTGTGGCTGAGATTCGTGCCGCCGGAATGGCTGGTGCAGTTGATCTTAATAAGAATAACCAGAGTGATTTTATCGATATCATGGATACCATAAAAGGATCTGAAGAATTCAAGCAAAACATGGACCTGCAGAACAAAAAAGAAGGTAGTAAAGAACAACAGGATCAAGCTAAGAATCAGATAGAAAGAGAAAAGATGCAGACTCAGCTTCAAATGAAGGAGATGGATGTTCAAATCGCAAAGGAAAATAAGAATAAATTTGATAAGAAGAGCTCTGATACCAAAAAGAAGAAGTAAACAGATAGTGCTATAATGCAAGAAATCTTAATATTTCTGAGCGGTATAGTAAATTTATAAAGTTTATTTGTATATTTTTGCTATATTATAATAAGCCAGTAAGATTAAACCAACATAAACCAACCATATGGCAGAAGAAAAAACAACGATAGTAGAGACCGCAGATGATATCACGGCACTACTAGCGCAACCAGGAGCAGACAGTATAATGACTGCAGCTACTGATGAAGGAGAAGGTGATAAAAAACCAAGTATCTTTCAAAGAAAAGTAACAGATCTATCGTTCCTTGACAAGCCTATCACAAAAACAAGCGGTAAATCTCAAGAAGAGATTGATGCTGAAAAAAAGCTAGCTGATGAAAAAGCAGCAAAGGCAAAAGAAGAAGGTATCAAGCTTGGTACTCTTAATGAAGACGGATCGTCAAAAACCGCTGAAAATATTGATGATGATATTAATTCTATCATTAATACTGGAGGAGCACCTGATGATCAAGACGATGAAGAGAAAAAAGCCGGTCGTAAGAAATTAGATAAAGATGGTCTTTATGAGCTGACTAAAAAGCTTATTGAACAGAAGAAGCTTATTCCTTTCGACGATGATAAACCTTTAGAGAAATACACTCTAGCCGATTATGAAGAACTATTCGAGGCTAATGAACAAGCCAAAGAAGAAAGACTTCAAAAAGAGGTTCCGGTTAAATTCTTTGATTCTCTACCCGACAAACTTAAAAGTGCAGCTGCATATGTAGCTAATGGGGGAACAGACCTTAAAGGAATGTTCAGAGCCTTAGCTGAAGTGGAAGAAGTAGCAGACTTAGATCCAGATACTGAATCTGGGCAAGAGCAAATTACTCGCCAATATTTACAGTCTACTAAATTTGGTACTGCAGATGAAATCCAAGAACAGTTAAACGAGTGGAAAGATCAAGGTGTACTTGATAAGAAAGCTAATCAGTTTAAACCTAAATTGGATAAACTACAGGAATCATATGTAGCATATAAACTACAAGAAGCTGAAAATGCCCGCAAGCAACAACAAGATCAAGCTAATCATTACATGAAGAATGTATATGAAGTACTTGAGCCAGGCGAATTGAATGGTCTAAAGCTAGATAAGAAAACTCAGGGTATGTTATACTCTGGACTTGTTCAGCCAAATTACCCTTCTATCTCCGGGAAGCAAACTAACTTGTTAGGTCATTTACTTGAGAAGTATCAGTGGGTAGAACCTAATCATGGTTTAATCGCTGAAGCTTTATACCTACTTGCAGATCCTGATGGATACAAAGCTAAGTTACGTGAAGGCGGTAAAAAAGAAGCTGTGGCAGCAACAGCACGAGCACTTAAAACAGAAGAAGGTAAGAAAATCGCCTCTACTATTACAAGTGAAGAAGAGGATGATAAGAAGAAGGATTTCCGTTTACCTAGACCAAACGGCAACAGCTTTTTTAAGAGATAACATAAACAATATATATATTAACAACTAAAACCTAAAACAACCCAAAATGGCAACTCCAGTGTACAACAACGGTATATTCATGCGCGACACGAATTACCAAACCAGCTCACATGTGGATTCTTATCACTTGGTGAATATGTTAAAGGATGCAGAACCAATGGATCTTGGACCAGTTGACATCTGGGCCATGACTCAAAAAGTTGAAATGCCTCTTTACCAGTTATCATCATTCGGTGGAAAAAACATTATCAATGTAGACAATGCTCGTGGCGAGTACAAATGGCAAACTCCGGTTTCCCAAGACTTAGCTTACATCATTGAAGACATTGAGCCAAACAACCTTAACAAAGGTATTGATGGCACAACCTTCAAATTAAAACTTAACCGTCGTGAATTCGGTCATGGTGATATCATCACTTTTGACAAGTACAACGGTGCAGAGATGTACATCACTGCTGATGATATCCTACCGATCGGTGATGGATTCATCTACACTGTACAGCTTGTTAACAATGATAACTACAAGTTTCTTGATAACAAGTATCTTGCAAACCAAACAAAATTATTCCGTAAAGGTTCAGCGCGTGGTGAATATGGAGAGCGTTTCTCTGACATCATGACTAAAGCTGGATTCCGTGAGTACTACAACTTCGTAGGAGGTGCAGAAGCTCACGTTCACTATTCAGTATCGTCTCGTGCAGACATGATGTTGAAAGGTGGAATGAACGCTGATGGTACAGTTCCTGTAACTGAGATCTGGCGTAATTTCGACAAGTCTTTAGATCCAGCAATCGCAACCATTGAAGGCGTAGCCTCTACAATGGGTAAAGATTACCTAAAGAAAGCAGTAGGTAATGGTACTTTAACACGTACATTCCTTACTACAATGGAAGCAGCTCACTTAACCAAGATTGCTACTGACATCGAGACCTACTTAATGTGGGGACATGGTGGACGTATCAAGCAAGATGGTCCGGATGATATGCGTTTATCAGTTGGTCTTTGGAAACAATTGGACAACTCATTCAAGCGCGTATACAACAAGGCTAACTTTAGCTTGGAGTTATTCCGTGGAGAGATCTACAACTTCTACGCTGGTCGTGTGGAGTTCCAAGGTCCAGATCCTAAGCGTCAACTTATCGTACAAACCGGTATCGGTGGAATGCGTATGGTTAACGAAGCCATCAAACGTGAAGCAGTTAACTCTGGATTAGTAATCCAAGCAGCTAGCAACAACGGTATTGGTGCAATCACTGGTCAAGGTATGGACTTAAACTTCGGTTTTGCGTTCACATCTTATGTGATTCCATTCTTAGCGAATGTGAAGTTTGTATTAAACCCTGCGTTTGATAACTTACACACAAACGATATCGAAAACCCAATCATTGATGGTAACCCGTTATCATCATACAGTTTCGTGATCTTCGACATCACTGATACTGGAAACGACAACATCTATATGTTGAAGTTATCTTGGGATAATCAATTGAAGTGGTGGTACCAAAATGGTACTATGGATTACATGGGAAGAACTCAAGGGTTCCAATCAAGTGGTCAATTCAACGGTTACCGTGTTATGATGACTCAAACAATGCCAGCTATCTGGGTTAAAGATCCTACCAAGGTTCTTAAGATTGTTATGAGAAACCCGATCACTGGTGGATCGTTCTAAAAACTAGGAGGGGAGAAATCCCCTTCTTTTTATTCCCTGCGATGCGTCCAAGTGGAGCTCGTAACTCTAGCAGGGGACTTAATTATAAACTCAAAAACTAATAACAATGGCAATTTCTAATATAGTAAACG